CTCATATTTTATAACACCATTCTCTTTAGCAACAGCAGTTTTTAAATCTCCAAAATATAAAGTTTTAGGAGCATGGTTTTGTTCCATTTGTTGTTGTAAAGTTGTTAATGTTTGTGATTCAAGTCCTGCAATTAATAACATATCAAGACTTGATTTCATTCCAAAATTTTTATCTTCTGGTCTAAAAATATAAGCTGGATTATTAATATTTGGATCTTGTGCAATTTGATAGAATAAACTTTCGTCAATACGTGAAGTTGATTTACCTGTCATTGAACTATATTCAACACCGTAAGGTAAATGAACAGTCATATTAAATTCTTTAGACGTTGCTAAAGTTTGATATTGGTCACTAACTGATACTGTAAATGTATATTTTCTATCAAATGAAGTTGAGTTAGAATCAAATGTAATATTATTTGTATCAACTGCTGTAAATTCTGATGCATCTACCATTCCAATAAAATTTCCAGCAGGTGAAAGTGTAATTCCTGTAGGTAATGTACCAGATGTAACTTCGTATGAAAGAACTCTACTAGAATCAGATGCTGTTGCATTTAATGATAGTAATGATGGAATTCCAGCAGTCATTTTGCCAAGATTAGCATCTGTTGTAAATGTAATTCCAATATCAATGTCTCCTATTACTTTCATTGTAAAAGTTTTGTCAGTAAAGACATTAACACCTGTGCTAACTACTCTGTTTGCTCTTATTGTAAATGTGTAATCAGTTTCAACTGCTGATTGTTTTGCTAGTGTACCGTAAATTTCTCCAGAGATAATATTAATTGATAAACCGCTTGGTAATGCACCTGATTGAATTGAATATTCTAAATCTGCTTGTAATGGATCAAAATCTTCAACGTCAATTTTAATTAAAACATTATTGCTATGTCTAAATGTTCCAAGATCTGCCGCTGTTTTAAAAACTGGTCTTCTAGAAGAACTATTGCTCATATATAATGATGTTCCACTTTCTTCGGTTTGATCAATTGTTATTCTATTGTTATCAACTCTGAAGAAATCTGCTGTATAAACAAATATTGAATTATTTTGTTCCACATAAGAAGCACCATCTGATACTCTTACAATAAAATCGTAAGTCATTGATCTAGATTTTGAAACTACTGTTCTATCATATATTACATCATCATATTTGTCTTCTCCAGCATAACCTCCTATCGCTCCATATTGTTCATCATCTGTTAATTGAACTACACCCGAAATTAATCCTCCACTTGTCATTGTAACTCCAGGTGGAAGTGAGCCTTGTACTATATCATATATTAAAGTTTGTCCTGTAGCTGTATCTGTATCAGTTGCTACCATCTGCATACTAATTTCAGCACCATCTAATACCCAATATAATCCAACACTTGTTGAATCATCTAATTGTAAACGTCCTGATGCTGTTGTAAATGTTGGTGCATCTGCACCATTAATATCTAAACTAAAAGTTCTGTCTGTGATTGTGGTACCGCTTGTGGCTCGAACAACGAAAGTATATAAAGTTCGTGTTGAAACCTCAAACGGTACACCTTGTAGTGACCCTGTTGAAGTAAGTTGTAGTCCTGGTGGTAGGGTTCCTGCAATCACGGAGTAAGTGACAGCCGTAGAATCGGCCGTATTCGCTTCTAATTGTTTAGAATAGAATTCTCGCTCATTAATAGAGCCTAATTTACCTGATGTGGTTGTCCACACTGGTGTCGACATTATAACTTACTCCTTCACCAGTATTTATTGAGTTTTAATTACGATTATGCTTGATCCCAGAACGGTATAACTCTTAATGTACCTGCAACTTTAACTTTTAAGTATCCAGTTGGTGCACCCGGAAGAGCACTTGCTCCACCTGCCGATCCTATAGTAGTTTGTGTTGGTGTATTAAAATCAAGAGTACCTGTACCTTGTGTATTAATTGACATATCTCCATCTGAAGTGTCAACTTCAAGTTTATCTGTTCTTAAAGTAGTAAATTCACCTACTGTTCCATGAATTTCAGCCGCTGTAAAGTTTGTATTAGTTCCACTTACAGTAACATTTTGTCCTGCCGCCGGTGTTAATGTAATAGCACCTGATGTAGCTGAAATAACGTTGCCGTCTATTCTTATATTATCAGCATTTAATTGTCCTGTGACTGATACTGTACCTGTTACAGTTTGACCAATTGTTGTCATTGCACTTTTTACGTCAACTGCACCTGTACCATTTGCTGAAATTTCTAAATTAGCATCTGAGGCATTTGTTGATATAGTATTATCTGTAATTGTAACACCATCTAATGCCGCTGTACCTGTAAGTGTTAATGTTGTACCATCAAATGTTAAATTTGCTTCACCTTGTATTGCATTTGCACCTGTAACTGTTGTAATTTGATTATCAGTTGAACCTGTTAGTGCTGTGTGACTTTTACCATCAACATATGCTTTGATTGATTGTTGAGAAGCAAGGGCAGTAGCACTATCAGAAGCCATGTTGTCTTCGTCTTTAAATGCAGTACCACTAACGCCAGTATTCAATACCGGACTTGTTAATGTTTTATTTGTTAAAGTTTGTGAACCAGTTAGTGTTGTTACCGTAGAATCGATTGCGACTGTAACTGTGTTTCCTGTACCCGCTGTGGTGATACCTGCTCCACCTGAGAACTGTAAACTTTCTGAATCTAAGTCTATTGATAATGTTGTAGAGTCATCACAGGCAAAGTCTAAGTCTTGTGCTGTTACTTGAGCGTCTACGTATGCTTTGATTGATTGTTGTGTTGCTAATTGTGTTGCTGAATTTGTTCCCATATTATCTTCATCAAGTATACCTGTTACTGTGGCACCACTTGCTAGAGCTAAACTTGTTGATACCGTTAAGGTACCTGTAACTGCTGTATTCCCTTCAAGTGCAATTGAACCTGTTCCGTTAGGAATAATTCTAATTGATTCGTTTGATCTAGCTGAAGTTATATTCCAACCATTGATATCTAGGTTACCACCTAGTTGTGGAGATGTATCCTCTATAACAAAGTTAGTTGCGTCATCGTCTCCGCCGTATAATTCTGTAAAATTTGCGTTTATCTTTGTAAATGCTGTTCTTAATGGATCACCTGTGCCGTCATTAGCCGCTGTTCCAATATTAATTGTTTGTTTTGCCATATTTTAAATCCTCTTTGTATGATTATTTATTTAGAATTCTATAAACCTAATGTAAATTTATACGTCTATTGTAGTTTTTTGAAATTTAAAAACTGTAGAATCAGCTGATGTATTAGTTACTCTAAGTTCTACGTTAGAACCATTAATTGCCGCTGAAAAAGTTGCTAAATCACCGGTATAATTTGTTGTTCGACCAAATGTTGAAATAAAGACAGTAGATCCATTATGAGTTAAGTTTACTTCTACTATTTCATATCTAGAATTTGTAGAATCAGCAATAGATATAAAATATTTTGCACTTCTGTATGTTGCATGAGCAAAAGTATCAATAGCCGTAGTTGTTGAAGTTGCCACAGTTGCAGTTCCATCTGCAATATCTGAATGGCTTAAAGTTGCACCGGCTGTTGCGAAAGATAAAGTTCCTGAACCATTAGTTGATAATACTTGATTTGCACTACCGTCTGCATTTGGATAAAGAAGTCCACTTATTGATACTTTTCCTGTACCACTTGCAGATATTTCTAAATTTGAATTTGATGCAGTTGCTTTAACTTGATTATCTGAAATCATTATATTACTATCAATTGTTATTGACGTATTTCCAGTTAACGTAGTAAATGTTCCTGCTAAAGGAGTGGTACCTCCAATAACAGCATTATCAATTGCACCACCACCAATATCTATGTCATCAATTTTAACAACGCCTGTACCATTTGCTGAAATTAGTAAATCAGCATTTGAGGAATTTGAACTAATTGTGTTATCTTTAATTCTTACCCAGTCAACATCCAATATCCCCTCAATAGTATGGGTGCCAGTTAACAACCAGTCACCAACTGATGTAACTGATGTTGTTGTTAAAGCTGATAAAATGTCAACAACACCCGAACCACTACCTGACAATTCTAAATTTGAATTTGAAGCAGTAGTTTTTATTGTATTATCATTAATGCTTATATTTGAATCTATTGTAAGTCCAGTTCCAGTTTCAATAATAACATTTCCAGTACCACTTGGTAAAAATTTAAGGTCATCATTGCTACGACTAGCACGAATTTCATTACCACTAACAGTAATTCCGCTGGCAATTAATGGTGATGAAAATAATTCAGTGAAATTTGTATTCACTTTAACCATTGCATCACGAAGTGTATCACCTGTACCGTCGTTTGCGTTTGTTCCTACGTCTAATGTTAATTGTGCCATTATATGTCTATTATCCTTCTTACAAATTTTAAAACGTGACTTTGACTATTATTTATTGTGCCTATTAATCTGGCTGAACCACTGTTTACGTCAGCCGAAAAGTTTACTAAATCTTCACTATAATTGGTTGTTCGTCCAAGTGTTGAAATAAATGCATCAGAACCATTGTGAGTTAAGTTTACTTCTACTATTTCGTATCTACTATTTGTTGCGTCGACTACTTGTACACTATATTTTGCACTTCGATATGTTGCTACTGCAAAACTATCTATAACTGTTGCATTAGAAGAACTTATTGTTACAGTTCCATCAGTAATCAATGATCTAGCTAATGTTATAGACGAAGCTGTCCAAGATAATGTTTTATTTCCATTTGTTTTTAAAATATAACCTGCAGTACCATCACTTGCTGGATATGTTAATCCTTCAATTGTAACAACGCCACTACCACTTCCTGATAATTCTAAATTGTCGTTTGATTGGGTTGCAGATATTTCATTGTCGGTTATAGTAACTCCTGTAGAAGATAATGTTGTTGCAAATAGTGTAGTAAATGTTCCTGCCGCTGGGGTTGTACCTCCAATAATAGCATTATCAACTTCTCCACCACCAATATCAATATCATCAATTTTAACGTTAGCTGAACTATTTGCTGAAATTTCTAAATCAGCGTTTGAAGAATTTGTAGCAATTGTATTATCTTTAATTGTTATACCTTCTACGTCCATTTGTCCTGTAACTGATTCCCATCCAGTATGACTAACATTACCGGTTGTTGTAATTCCTAGTGTTGTGGCTGAAGATGTTATATTAACAGAACCACTACCACTTCCTGATAATTCTAAATTTGAGTTTGATTGAGTTGTTTTAATTTCATTATTTGTAAGATATATGTTTGATTCAATTAATAATTTTGAAAAATCAACATTACCAGTACCAGTTGTACCTAATACAATGTCAGCATTACTTAATGTAGATGTTATATTATTTCCATCAAATGATATATGAGAAAGAACCGAAGGTCTATTAAACAATTCTGTAAAATTTTTATTAATTGATGTTCCTGCAAGTCTGATGCCGTCACCAGTACCATCATTTGCTACAACACCTACGTTAATTATTGTTTGTGCCATGATGATTCCCTATTAACCTATACTAATTTTTAAATCTGTGCCACTTCTCCAAAGTCGTCCTGCCACTCCGGGATCCGATGTTGGTAAACTTGTAAATTTAATACTAACATTCTCGCAAAGAACTGCACCGCCTAAAGTGATTTCAGCATCAGATGATGGACCTGAATATATAGTTAATTTTGAACCTTGGTTAGAAAGTTGACCAAATTTTGTATTATTGTCTTTTAAAGCTATATCTCCACCATTGGCATCAAGATGTATATCATTTTCAGCATTTAAATAAATGTTAGTACCAGCATAGATATACATATTGTTTCCAGAAGTATTTTCTATTTTTTCTGTATCAGCACCAAAAACTAAACCAACACCAGTTGGTATGTTTATATCAGCGGCTGAAGTTAAATTAATATCTCC